CCTCCGTAGTAAGAAATAGGTGTTTTCATTGCTGTTATTCCTTTAAATGTTACTATCTTTGCGACATCTCACTCACATATTCGAAAATGTTTCTATTAAAGGATTATTTTATTTGCTCCCTACATTATCACCACCAAAATGTTCTATAAGTTCTTCTACTGTAGCTTTATGACAGTATAGAGGTTCTATTTGTGTACCAACATGTCTTCCTCCACTGCGATCTGTTGCCATAAACCAACTGCCTTGTGGAAAATCTGTATATATTTCTACATCCATAACAAACAATTGATTAACATCACTATCATCCCGGAGAACAGCTATAGCACAAAAAAGATCATCATTATTACCACAATCTATTGCTCCATTATATTTTAAATCTTCAAGTACTGTTTCTGCCCAAATCCCGGTTACTACCCCATGGCATGCTAGTAAGTAATTAGGCTTACAATCTAAATAGACCTTTAATCCTAAATCTTTTAATTTTTTTACTAATTCCGGTGTATTTTTCTGAATAAAACAAGGTATTGTATGCATATCTTAAATTTTTGTTTCGATTAATATTTCTTCCGTTAGTATTCCACTATCTTTGGTTTTAATATAAATTTGTTCAAGATCAAATTCTTCGGGGTGCAATTTATATTGAATCCAAGTCGGCTCATTTTCTCTATAATCAAGCCAACTTTTAGGTTTTTCTTTTCCAAGCACCTTCTTTACTATTTCATGAATCCTTTCACCTGCTCGTTTTGATTTTACAAATCCACTAAGGTCGTATCCAATGCCTCTTGGTGGCCAATACTCTCCATGTTCAGGTCTGACATCTTTTGGTTCCCAGTGCCATTTGGGGATATCAGTGCGAGGATGCTTAATTAAAATTCCGGATTCAAACACTAATTCGCTTTTTGGATTCCATGGTTCTTTGGGACGAACTCCACTTTTAACATGACTCTCTATATGCTCATTTGCTCTAATTTCAAAATGTAGTTTACAATGATTGCAAGTCACAAACGAACTTCCCAAACCAGATGAGCTACTAACTTGAGTAAAACACCCGCAATTCGGGCACCCATACTTTTTATACTCTTCAAATGTAATTGCCAGCATGATTAATTCCTATTTAATTTAGTTTCAATTTTATATCTTCATCGATTAACCTAATAGTATCTCTTAAGGAAAAAGAGTGGGCGAAACCACAGCCATTCTTGTCTACAGCTTCCCACACTACTCTTTTTTCCGGAGGATAATCACCAAATGTTCTAGCGTCAAAGCAAATAATCTTTGCTTTATGTCCTCCTCTTGTACAAACAGATTTACCAGCTTTAGCTTCTTCGAGATTGAATGGTTTATATTTATTATTTTCTTTTGTCTCCATATCTTTTAGTGTTATTTCTTATTTAATGTAGGTTTAATAATCTTTTCTTCTCTTTATTGTGACTGTCTTTCATCTAGGTATTTCCATCCAACAATCATTTTCTGAAACACAGATATATCCGCATCCATACACATCCCAGTACAACTCACCTTCATAGAGTTGTAGCATAGCAGTAAATGCGTCTTCTCCATGTTTAACTAACACATAGTTTGGATATCCTATTCTAGGTTTTCTTTCTCTAAGTTTGATCCATAAAGGATCCTTCTTATAACCGGAAGGAATAGAGTTAAACTCTGTATCAATCTGCCTCTGATTAGATAGACATTCAAGTTGTAAATCGGTATCTTGGTTTTTCATATCAATAAATATTTAAGTCAGTAGCATCAATTGCTAAGCCTTTGTTTATTAATCCGCGATAGTCAAAGTGATTGGCATTTAGCCAGTCGATTGCGGAGATTATATCATCTTGGGTTATTTCTACAAATTCTGTTTCGCCCTCAAGACCTATTGTAGGTTTAGAACAAATTGTAAAAATTTTAGATTTTGATGACGTCTCATATATATCAACACACAGATCACTAAGGCTGTTAAATTCCTTTATCTGCTCATATGTCATAGAAGATAATGGAAATAAATACGGCTTAATATCATTTATACGTACATCGTAAAAATCAGGAGGAGTAATCCTGCCTTTTGTAAATACAGTACAAGTTCTTTTTGCTACCTCATGCAGTATACCAACCTCGTTTGTACTAAGTTGAACCTTAACTCCATATGGAAGTCTTGTACTTAAATCTTTTAATAAGATATCTTTTTCTTCCTGTGTCATAGCTTTTTATTTAAATATTTAAACTATAGTCATACCAAAACAGCCTCCATCGATCAATCTAGTAACAACTAGATGCGGATATAAAATTCACTGCTTCGTAGTGGTAATATCCACAATAAGGACATTTACATAAATTTACTGTGTACATTTGATTTTTACATGTAGTTTCACTGTACTCTTTTAGAGCTTGTTCTTTTATACTCATTTCTTTTCCTCCTTTTCTTTGATAAGTTTTTCCTTCAAAATCACAGATCTCATTGCCCCGAATCTTGCTACCTGTAATTGCTCTTCAAGTGACAATTTTCTGTAGGGGCACATTTCATGAAAGCACCCGTCATTATGGTGTCCGTAAAATTTAATTCTCAAATCTTCATCGAATGTAATTATGCCGGAATATGATACATCTCTATTTAATAATTCATTACATACTTTGTCATATATCTTTTCAGGAACGCAATAGTAGAAGTATTTTATAATTCCTGCCGACTCATGATGATGTTTCTTCTTGAAGTCGGCAATAAAATCTGAGAAACTACGCTTTATCTCTATTTCCGTTAAGTATCCTGATTTTGATAAGACTAGCATATCACACTCATGCCCGATATGAAATTTACTTCCCCATCCATTTACATTGAAAGCGACGATATTTCGGATAAAATTAAAGCTATCGGATTTGGCCAATGCGACCTCTATTTCATATAAACTTCTTTCTGTATTCATCATTGCTTTTACTACCTTATTGAATGTTTGTATATTTATAGCATTTTATCGGATGAAACTTACCGTCTATTTCGTCTCCTACATTGATAACTTTCCGCATGCTATCTGTTTGAACAGATAAAAAACGAGAAATCAAATCATCAAACATATATATATTTTTACCGTCTGAAACTTGATTTATGCCTTTCCTGAAATAAACAATACGATGAGATTTGTTTGAGACAGCATATACAAATACAGGTTTGCCTATCCCATCCGTATTTTGAAGTTCTTTATGCTGCTTAAAACATATATGTTCTACTATTTTCTTGAAATTATCTTCACTTTCATCATGTGATTCCATTTTAATCGTCCTGAATTTGACATACACTTTACTCCCTCTTTCTGTAAGGTCCACTTTGTCCATAATATCATGAACAAAAGGGATCTCGTGGATTAGAATTATATAAATTTTCATGTCTATGAAATAAAGATTGGTCTTTCATAAATTTGGCTCTATAAATTCAACATTGTATTTTTCACAGTAGTATTCAAAAGGTTTTTGACTGAAAGGGTATATGGTCATTGGGCCTATAAAATATCCGTCACAGTATGCTATTTCGTTATATTTCTTTTCTGCTGTTTTGCGTATTTTATGCTCAGTTCCATACCCTGATTTATGCAAGAAAAATACAGTTATTTTTTCTCCTTTATCAAGCAGCTCCTTGAGCCGCTTGTAGTCTTTACTAGTTTTGTTGGGGATCATGGTTGTTTGAACTTATTAATTTTAGAGAGGGGCATTACACCCCTCTGTTAGTTATACCAATTCTTTTTGTTTTAGAAATTTGTTTACAAAATAGATTTGCCCCGTTCCGGTAACTTTAACGGTTTTGTTTATTGAAGTGTGTCCGTCAGAATGTGTCACTACCGTTTCTTTAATTTCAAACAAATTAAGATTCATTCCTCTTTGCGATGGCATATTATAGCTCATACCAGGTTGCTTTATCAGATAACCATTCCTCCGCATCCACACAAATAGCCTTTTGGCACCGATCTCAACTCCATTTTGTTTTAAAATCTTTGCAAGGTCTCCGATAAGGATGGAGGTATGAGATGCGGAAACACTGTCAGCAAAAAGGACTTTCGGAGCTTGCTGTTGGATTTGTTTTTGCTGTTGTTCGATTTGTTCCGCTTGGCTGGCTGCTAATTTTAGAGCTTCAGAGTAAGACTTCGGAATTTGAAAACCTCCGGTCTGTTGCAACTGTCTGTATTTGTTTTCTGCTTCTATAAAATATTGACGTGCTTGTTTGCCTTTCTCGTTGCGCTGGAGCATTGAAATTTCTTTAGCGCAATTAATAGTTAAAGCGTAATCATTAAGTTCCTGATTTGCAAGGGTGTTAAATTGTTTACACCCTACATAGTCAATGTTTTCTACAAATCCATATTGTAATTGACGTTCAAACCAATTATTAAAGCGTTCGGTAGCTTCAAGAAATTTATATAATTCTCTTGCCGAAACAGCTTGTTTGCCGTTCGATTCAGTAATTTTAATTAATTCGTTCATAGCATAGTTATTGGTAGTTAGATTGTTGAGGATGGACATATGGGGTATGCTCAAAATTGAGCGCGGCTACTCCTTGATCTAAAAGGTTTCTGATATCACTCATAACATTTTTATGCTCTTTACCTGTAAGATTAGCAATTCCCAACGATGACATCCGGCCATCATTGGAAGAAATAATTATTTCGTTCATAATAGGTTATTTTTCTTCGGTTAATATCTGCTTCATTCTGTCAACAAGATACGAAACTTTCGCATAGAACCGGCAAACACACCTCAAAGCGTATTCAAGATCCGGTTCATCATGATTAAATTCGACAAGGTTGGATACCTCGATAATTGCTTCGTCGCCTCTTAGTGTTGAAGAGATTTCCAATAGTTCTTCGACGTTTATTGAAGAGATAGTTACAGTAGTTTTAGCCGTTTCGTGGCCATAACGTGCTTCATCAATACCTTGTACCGATGTTAGCAAATTCTTTTTCGTGATAGTCATTCCCTCTAAGAATTTGATATTTGCGGATGAAAATAAAAACGGTTTCATCCTGTCCCGTTGACTATCACCTAAGAGGGCTGTGGGTGCATTGACACTCCACACGGGGGTAATGAAACCGTATATCAGTTTAAGGCATAAAAAATGCCCGCAGTTTTAGCGGACTTACCGCCCCTTAATATGTGATAGTCGGAACAAACATACGGCATTTTTCCGACAAATCAAAATCATTCTGCATAGGGATTATTTTTTTTCATTCTTATACCATTTTACAAATTTTTCAACTGCTTCTTTCGATTCGATAATTTCATTAAATGCCCATTTCGGAAGAATGGATTCAAACGCACAGTAATAACATCCCCAGATTTCCCTGCTTCGGTTAGCTGCCTTTGCAACTTCTGGATTATCTGTAAAAAGATGCCAATGTATGGCAATAAAGCTCTCATGGAACCATATCTCTGAGCGTTGTGTCCTTCCTTTGTTATCTTTTGTTGTTATTGTCATGATTTATCATATTAATTTAAATTCAGGAATAATTTCTTATATTTGCAATGTGCAAAGAGTTGCGCATATTGTTTTGTAATTGTTGTAGCTGAGTTTAGTACTTACTGAAAAGACCAAAATAAAAAATACAGATACTAAGCTCGTTGGACTACGTATATACGTGTCTGCGAGTTTATTTCTGTAAGGGTATTGGTCTACCTCGGTAAGAATAGATAAAGCAGACACGTTTTTTTGTGGTGTCTGTTGTAGTGGAGTTGGCAAGGACGTCATCATTTAGGTGGCGTCCATTTTTATGTGATAAATTAACAATCAGGAATGATACTCAAATTTTTATCAATAGGTTCCCCTTTAAATAATATTTCTCTATTCATGATTTTGTTTTTAAATACCGTTTCCTGACTCCTTTGTACTGTGTGCTTTCAATAATCACAGTACGTGATTTTTCATATTGTTTTTCTAGTTCTTTCATTTGTTTCAAAGCTTCTGTCGCTTTCTCCCTTTCATGTTTCTGGTTTTCGGAAGAATACCAATTCTGATCTATCGATCCATATTTGTCCATAGCACACACCAATAATTTTTAAATCTATTTTTTACACACTCCGTTGAACACCGTGTCATCAATATCCATATCAAGCTGAGACGGGAATGTCTTAATGTAATTGAAGAACTTAAAAAGCTTTACATCATCGGTACCACACCTGTCGATTATAAGCTTTAAGGCCTGATACAGCATATCCGAATCCTTACCGAAAAACTCCTGAGTTTCTTCGCTGCAATTCCGGACATATCTTTTCAGGTTCCGGCAATGGGAAAGAAGGAGGTTGAACTCGCGTTTAGCCTCGTGTTTAAATTCGCAATTCTCACTTTTTAGCTTTTCATTAGCCTCGATAAAGCAACTTTCAATTATATCCACCAAGACGAAAGATAAGTTGCTTAGTATGTTTGCCTAGCTTTTACTTGTTTTCATATTTTCTTTGCTTTTCCCATTCTATCCTTTTCAAATAAAACTCCTGCTTTGAATGATTCTTTATCATTCCAAAATCGGCAGCCAATTTGTTGTGATGTACAATTCCGACAATTCCAGCTACATGGAGCATCAACAAAACGCTTTGCAAACTTTTCTATTTTTCTCTCATATCGTTTCATTTTTCATTTTTTATGAGTTGGTGTTTTTTCAAGAATTTTATTACTTTTTTCTCGGCATTTTTCATATTCAGTGCCTGAATATAGAGAGCATTCGGATTGTATGTTGCTCTTGCGTTCTTGACTAGCCTCCCATTAATGTCTACCATGGCTTGCCTGCGGTCTATCTGAACAGGTTTCAAAACAAGCGTCTTAAAGTCAAATTCGTATAGTGTCATACCCCTCTTGAGGTTTATACTTCCGACTTTTTTGTATTCTTGTTTGACAGGAGCGACTATCTCATAGTCGGTTTTTAGTTTCTGTGGTTCTTCTTGTACGATTTTCATTTTTTCGGTAAATTTTCTTGATCATCCTATTGAGACAGGCGTTTTCGCGTTCCAACTCCTTTATTTCCGCTCGTAGAGCATTGACGGTTTTGTTGTATCGTTCTCTCTCAAAACACGCAGGAGTATTTTCAGAACGACAGGTGCAGTGCTCGATACCCATTGCCGCCGTACCAATACAACCGGGTATAAGCACTTTTTCACCATTCTCTGTGTACGTGTAATGGCATTTCATTTTCTCAACGCTTTTTTAGCGATATATTCAATTTTGAATCTTTCAAAATCCACATCTAATTTCCCAGAGGTTCGCTTTTCCATTTCTGCAACCAACGGACGGTTATTCATTTCAGGACACGCGGTTTGCACACGCTCGTTTGCGTAAGATTCAATCCATCCATAAATTACATTACCGTCTATCCGGTCATAGATTTTTCCATACTTACCTCGCTTTGCGTTGTTGAAACATAGCTTAAAGTCCTCAATGTTGAAGTAATAGAAATCTTCAATTATAAGTTGGATGGTTTGTACGAGCTGCTCCTGTCCCATACTTTTCCCAACGTTGAAGAACTTTATCAGGTCGGTAAGAATAATTACAAGAATCGCCTGTAACGGTTGCTCTCCATATTCTTTCCGGAATACGGACAACGCCGGCGTTATACTTTTCAGTGCATCATCAACCGTCCGAGGGCGAAGTGCCGCGTAATACTGCTTCGGCAAGGTTTTCAAGATTATCAAGCTCTGCTCTCTTGTTTGCGGCATCATTCCCGGAGGAATTGCCGGTAGGTTTGGAGAAGCCGACCTGATCGCTTGGAGGTAGTTTTCTGTTTCCATAATCAAAAATTAATTCATCATTCCATGCCTTTTGATTCAGAAATGTTTCCGGATTTTTCCTGTACTTCTTATCAGGCTGACATTGCTTGTATTGTGGGATATAACTCATAGCTAATTCCCGCTCTGTGTCGGAAAGTTTTAGCCATTTTTTGATGAGTGAATCCTTTTTGCCTACCTTTTTGTCGTACAGTTCCCAAAAATCTTCAAAAGAATAGTTCGGCTCTTTTTCTTTTTTGGCGGAACTTTTTTCTTTTTCTTCTTGGTGGATTTTAGGATAATTATCATAAAACTGATTTCCTAAATCGTCATACACTTCCCCCGATGGGGGACTATAGGGGGTATTATATTCCCTATCCATTTCCCCTTCCCTTTCCCGTGGCGGGTACTCGGTGTGTACCCGTTGGGTCCCCGTTGGGTGTTCGTAATTGTCTATTTCTTTGGAGCTTATTTCCTCTGGTATGATGAAATTCGGGTATCTGGCATCAAATTTTTGATGGCTACGGAATGTGCGGATAATGTAATAACTTTCGCTCTTATACGTAATAGGTATTAACATCCGGGCATTCACTAAGGCATCAATCCATTTTTGTACCTCTGAAACTCGCAAATCTTCATCATACGGGAATATAGCCGATTTAAGGAGTGCCGGGTTTCCCCTTATCACTCCCATGTCATCAGCTTGATTCCACATTCCAATATAGAACAATCGGCACGCCCTTGGTAGTCTGGCTATCTTTTCATCTTCCCAAAATGATGGTTTGATTGTTCTTATTCTTGCCATATTTATTTTTTGTATTCAGAATCTTTTACAATCGGGCTTCCCCAATTATCTTCTAGTTCGCATATATTTTCATCCGGTACTGCATCCACTTTTACAATCCGGGTGAATACATATAGTTTCCCACAAAGTGGGCATGCGTATGTTTTATAACCTCCATAACATTCTGCATTTATTTCTGGTATGCTTGAATCAAATAAATTATTACATCTTATACACTTCATGTTTTTTTATTTTGATTTAACTTTAGTAGATTTTCTACTTCCCCGATGGCTTTGAAAATCTGATAAACGAGTTGAGGTACCATGGAATTACCATAAGCTTTTATGGATTCTGCTCTATGCTTAGAAAAGGTAATTCCAGATAATTGGGAGGGAAGCCCATCATCTCCGCAGCAAACCGGGGATTGAGATGGGAAGTTTTCCCAGCATGATGAGCAATTAAATGATTTAATTGTGAATTCCTGGTTTTCCCGTCGTTGCGGTCTTTGGGCGTCCCTGCCTTCCAGTAACTCTTTATCGGTGTTGGTAACAATCCGCTCTTTGACATATCGTTTAAGTTCATCGTCCACCCTTGTACCTGTTTCCTTTTCATCCTCCCGTCTGTCAAGGATGAACCGTTCCTGAAATCTCGTGCTTGTGGTGTCGGCAGTAACTTCAAATTCATAAATTCCGTTTTCCCCTTGTTGCATACCTTCAGGCCTTGCGTTTGAACAGTTGGCAATAAACCAGATTCTGTCCCTTCTATGCGGCGCACCGACGGCACAAGCTGGTATAATAATCGGCTGGACGGAATAACCGATACTTTCGAGGTCGTTGCAGATTCTGTCAACAATAAATTGCTGACGCATTTCCGTCTCCAGGTAACTTTCTCCTTCGAGATCCGTGTAACTTTCCACTTTAATTTCATCACCGGGGAGTACCATGCTTGTGATTCCAGCAACGTTTTCACCAATAAACCAATTGGGTCGGATTTCGTCAACTCCCCTAAGCACTTCCGGCCAGAGGTAGCGGTCATCTTCCGCTCCTTTTCTTGATCCGGCACAAGAAAAAGGCTGACAGGGGAATCCTGCTGTAAGAATATCGATTTTTCCCCGCCATTCTGAGAAATCTGTTCCGAATATGTTTTCATAATGTTTTATATGAGGATAATAATATTTAAGTACTTGATGGCAGAATGGATCTATTTCACAAGAAAATGCATTCCGCCATCCCATCCACATAGCCGCTAATTCACATGCTCCTATGCCAGTACAAAAAGAAGCATGTACATATTCTTTTTGTATCATTATAGTTTATCTATTTCGTTTCGTTGGCACTCGATAAAGTACCGGTACTTGTTAACCGTCTCCATGAGTTTAATGTTTGACTTTTCCAATTCCTGATTTCGGGCTTTGAGTTTTTCGCATTCGTCAAATTTTGCATCATAGGACCTGGAAAGCATGTCGAACTGATGGATACTTACAACTTTATCGGATTCTTGCTTTTTGTCTTGGTATTGGAGTTGTTTTTCTACTTCTTCAGCAATACCGGAGTAGTCTCCTAATAAGGATGTGATAATTAGTGCTATCATAGTTTTCAATTTTATGAATGCGATTTCCGACTTTCCGATTCCACAGTCCATTAAATGTTGTTCGTCAATCGGCTTTTCTCCGATGATTTCACAAGCATCCTCATATGTCTTTACTGTATCTCGAAAGTTTTTCAGAAATGTTGCCTTCCCGAAGTTCGATTCAAGGATTTCTTTTAAGTTTGCAGATGCTTCCAAGTAGAGTTTCTTTGCTTGCTCTTCCGTTATTTTTAATGTCTTTTCCATGTTTTTCTTTTAAAGAATGAGTAAATATTCACGATATAGTTCTTTGAATTGTTCTGTGGCGTATTTGGCTAATTCTATATTCTTAAAGCAAAGCCGAGAGCCGGTGTGCATGCGCGTACTCGCGAAGTCTGTAGTGCCGTAACGAAAACCGGAGGAACGCTGGTCTTCTCCTTTTTCGACGTAAAACCGGTTGTAATACTTCCATTCATCCCAATTTGACCAATCGGGCTCCCAACCTTCATTCAATGCTCTGATGATAATTGTCAGTTTGTAGAATGCGATGATTGATTTCCTATCTTTCTCCGGAAGCATATATACAACCGGCAAGTCATTAGGATTTAGTCCGAGGTGCTTGCAAGCATCCTCGAAGGATTTGACTTTATCTGTGATTTTTTCCATGATATTATAGTTTTAGTGTTATTGTTGTGGTTTTAAATTGTCCGGTATGCGTTCTTTGTCGTCCGGTATGTAGGGGATCACTTCTACAAACTTCGTATCTTCGATTTTTACTATCTCATAGGGTATTACAAATGTTGACAGTGATTTTTCGAGGTTATCCAATGCCCGGTTGATGTTTGCTGCGGCAACTAGATAATGAATTGAGGATTCCTTCTCTTTACCGAAGTTATCGCTATCGGTTATTTTAACTGTTGCTTTGTAGAGTCGGTCATCGTTTTCGTCATTTGATTCAATGTATTCTGTTATTTTTGACCGTTTCAGGGATTGAATGAGGTAATCCCCCTGAACTATTTCGGATAACTGCCTGCAACTCCTTTCTTCTGTTTCCGAAAAGCTCATTGCATCTATGAGGTATAATTCAGTCACTTTCTTTGCTTTGCCATTCTCATTTACTTTTTCGTATTTTACTGTGGATTCAAAATAGGTTGCTGTCATAATTCAATTATATTATGTTTATTCAATAATTTATTCACACTTAGTTAATTTCCCATTAATTAGCTTATACCAAGTATTGGACTTGACTTTTTTACCGTCAACTTTAAAAGATTTAACACACTTTATTGGATATGTATTCCCATCCCATTCTCCCCGTTCAGTAAGTACGATCCAGCATCCAAGTGATCCTTTTGCCTTGCAGTCATATCCAGTAACGATAGCAATTGATTCAAATCCTTCAACGCTTGCTGCCGATCGGTAACCCGTGTTGGTTGCTGCCGATCGGTTACCTGTGTTGGTTGCTGCCGATTCGTCACCTGTGTTGGTTGCTGCCGATTGGTCACCCGTGTTGGTTGCTGCCGATTGGTCACCCGTGTTGGTTGCTGCCGATTGGTAACCCGTGTTGGTTGCTGCCGATTCGTCACCTGTGTTGGTTGCTGCCGATTGGTTACCTGTGTTGATTGCTTTACTCTCTTCCCAATTTACTTTATCAAGAATAAATTTAATGCCTGCATCAATTAGTCCTTTTAATCCGATTTCAAATCCGATTTTTATTTTGGAAACAGAAACTTTACTGTCATCATTGTCTTTATCATATTTTCCGCTGCCATGGACTTCACAATACCGACTATCATTAGGAGGATAATAACTAAATACGTCAAAAGGATTTTCACAGAAATGAAATCCATTATTACAACATTTTATTTCTCCTCCTTGCTCATATTCTTTATCTACTTCATACAGAAATCCTCTACACTTTAATTCTTTATCAAATCCTTTGTATCCTTTTATTACTACATTTTCTTCTTCCATTTTATTTTAGTTTTTCAATTAATGTGATTCACCTTGATTTAATACCTTGTAAAGTCCTTCAAATCCTACAACTTCTTTCCATATTTCATCCACCATAATTAATCAATATTAGTTTCATGGATTAAAATTTTAAAGGTATCTAATTCGATACCTTTATTTAAGATTAAAACGGGAGATCGTCGTCTGCCTGTGAGGGGAAATTATTTGTCCCGGATTGTCTTTCTGTTTGCTGGTTCTGCTTTTCTCCGGAAGAACAGAACACGAGTTTGTCAGCCCATATAGTCGTGTCCGGGATGGCTTCACCTGTGTTTTTACTGACATAAGCAGAAAAGTAGGGATTGCCACGTACCCAAACCTTTTTCCCTTTTGTAAGGTATGCGGTCAACTTACCTTCGCTGTCGTATTTCATTACCCGGAGCCATGTTGTCTTGTCTTTCCCGTCTGATATTTTTTTCTGTTACACAGATTGAAAATGAGGCGTATGCCTTGCCGCCTATTGTTTTCTGATCGGCATCCTTGCCGATGTTACCTATAGCTTGTAGTTCTATCATTTTAATATAGTTCTATAAAAATTTCATTTAAAAACCGATAGTATTAGCTTATCAATAGTTCACTTGATATTTATGTTCTTTATTAATAAGTCAAACTCTGATTCCCGTTCGATGGCTTCGTTGGTTCCGCCAGTTATAATGTTAGATACTTCGCGCTTGTCTTGGATTAGTTTGTATATATCTTCGTCGATAGTGTTTTTACCGAGAAAATAGATACAGTTTACGGTAGACTTGGCTCCAATCCGGTGACAGCGGTCTTCTGCTTGATCTGTATCGGCCGCTGTCCATGGCAACTCAACAAATGCGACATTAGAGGATGCTGTGAGTGTCAATCCTACGCCGGCGGCTTTGATGGAACAAATGATTAACGTAGTTTCAGAATCATTTTGAAAAGCATCAATGTTTCGTTGCCTTGTTGTCATGTCATCATCTCCGGTTATCGTCACAGCTTCCGGGAATGCTTGTAACAGATATCCAGCTACTTCTTTCTGATGAATGAATACAACTAATTTTTCGCCGGATTCTAAAACATCCGTTATGTAGTCTTTCACTGCGTTCAGCTTCCCGCGTGCGGAAATATTTTTAAGAACTCCGATTCTTACCATTACTTCACCACGCATGGAACGGGCAACTTGTGCATCCGTTGCCGACTTATATTTTTTCAGATAGTCGGCAAGATCTGAAAGTGCCGAATTGTATTCGTTTTGGTTGTCTATTTCGCAAAGTACTGTGGTACGTATCTTGTCTGGCAAATCTTTCAATACTTCTTTTTTGTTCCGGCTGTAAAAACAGGTTGTGTTGAGTTTGTAGTTCAATTCTTCCATATTGTCGTTGAATCCGTATTCAGCAACAAACTTTGTATAACCTCCGAATTTGTCCACCTGGTTGATGATGGCAAGCATGGAGGCAAGGTCTTTTGCCTTGTTCACTACTGGGGTTCCGGAAATAGCGAATATTACTTCCTTTCCGGACGTTAATCCCTTGGTAAACTTGCTTTGTTGGGATGAAGGGTCTTTTATCCGGTGGGCCTCGTCAATTATGACAGATTTAAACAGGTTGATGTTTGGAGTAAAAATCACATCTTTCAGTTTGAAAGCCTGTCCGGGTTTTGCAACAATGTCCTGTACAAAGTATTTTTTAAGGCTTTCGTAGTTGCAGATGAATATGTCGTTTTTTATGCTTTCTCCAAAAAGCGATTTCCCGGCGGCGAAGAGATGCCATGTATTTATGTTTGAGTTGTTCAATATACAAGCCTTTTTGTCAGTCCACATGTGCCACTCTCTTTGCCAGTTTATTTTCAAAGAAGATGGGCAAATAACCAAACAGGGGAAAGCATTCAAGGCAAGCACGGAGGCAATTGCCTGACAGGTTTTCCCAAGCCCCATCTTATCACCGATGATTGTACGTTTGTGGATGATGTTGTAGGCGACACCCTGTTTCTGATAGGGGTATAATTCCATTTTCAAGGGAATATCCTGTTTCAGTTCCGGAAGTTCCGGTATTTTCCAATCCGCTTTTGCATGCTCCTTGGTAAATACGAAGCCGTACTTTTGTCCGAACATATAGACTTGCGGAGCATATATCTTTGGGAAGAAAAATGATTTGCGTTTTGGATCATATTCGGCACCCGGGCACACTCCCATCAGTTTTTTTATCGCCCACGTGAGATTGCGGTTGTATTCAAACGTAATCTCGAAGCTGTCGTTAGATTCCTTTATCCTCATGGAGTTGCTTTACTTTTTGTGTGTATAGGTCGATTAAAACTTTATAATCAAAGTCGGACAGGTGGGAGTGTTGGTGTTTGAGGATTTCAAGCTCCTCGATAACTGCTTGTCCGTATTTCTTGATTAATCCGCGCATGTATCCGATGTTGTTCCCCTCGTCGAAGCGGTTGCAGCTCCGGCATTGGCTATTGCAGTTCTTTTCGTTGAATCGGGTGGCCATGTGGCTCCGGTTGATGAAATGACCACAATCCGATTCTTTCCAAGGGACTATCTTTCCGCATGAAATACAAACTGTATATCCCTGCGGGTTTGCATCCCGAAGTCGGATATATTCGGAAAATATGCGGTCTAATTTGGCTTTTAAGTCGGGTCTTTTCTTTACAACTACCTTGTTGTCGAATAGGGGTTGTTTCTTGGGTTTGCGTTTTATGTATGCCATAATGTTGATTTTTGTGGCCTACATCAGGATTCGAACCTGAATTTACCGAACTGTAATCCTAATAGTGTTCATCTCTATTAGAGCGTCTGCCAATTCCGCCATGTAGCCAGCTTTATTTACTCTAAATACGGAAATACATCTATGAATTTTGTATCTGAAATATTGGCTATTTCATACGGGACAACGAAAGTAGAAAGGTTCTTTTTCAGATTTTCCAATGCTCTGTCGGTATCAGCCGCCGCTACTAAATAATATTGTGCCGTAGATTTTCCCTTTCCGCTCACTTCATCGGCATCAATGATATTTACCTTCGCTTTATACCAACGGTCATCATTTTCATCTTCCGAAGGAACCAGTTCCGTAATATTCGATTTTTTCAGGCTACTGATATAATAATCACCTTTAATAACGGATTCCATTTCATGCGTGATTCTGCTTTCCGCTTCCGTATACGACATGGCATCCAGAAGATAGGCCTCATTTACTTTCTTTTCACGACCATCTTCATTTATCTTGATATACTTCACTTTCGCTTCAAACCAATTTGCTGTCATAGTTTTAAGATTTTAATTGTGATAATAATTCATTTAGTCCTCTTCCGTCTTTGATAGTTGAACCAGTTGCCCAACCGGAATAAGGGAAGAATTTTATAGTATGTCCTTTATACTGGAAGTTGATTTCATGGTCAGAAACCTTATTGACTTCAATTCCAAGTTTTTGAATTTGTTGTATGGCGTATTCTATTCGTTTAGGTTCTAACCTGTTTTGTCGTTCGGTATCTAACCTTGTCATTTCCCAAATTTTTAATTGCTTTATCTATTTTCCTTATCTTCTCTCTCGATTGGATGGAATCGGGAGGTAAACGGGATTTTAAGTCTAGTAGCCATCGGATAATATCTTCGGCGGTTTTATTGGAGATTGTTTTCATTTTTGGCTAATTCCGTTTGAGTTTCTCATTTCTTCTTTTGCCATGCTTACTACCGTCCGGAGCCAATCTAACTGATGGGTGGCAGCACGGTTTAGGCGTTCGATTGTGTTTACCAATAGATTTTCACGCTGACAGGATGCTTCTACAAGTTGCTTTAGAACCGATGCAGGGCAACCAGCTTGTTTTCCGAGGTTGTAAACGATGCTTTCTGATAGTGCCTTGTCCTGATAAAACCTTGCATCCGCAAGCATCTTCCCGGTGCGGGCGATATATACCGAAAGCTCGTTCCCTCTCTCTATGGCTAAATTAGCATCCTCTGGCGGTAAGGTGGATAGATAAGCTTCTATATCGTCCACCTCTTTTTCTAAATCTTCTATGGGTGTGATTGTCATGCTGTATTTTTTAAGTCTCCGAACATAGTCCAGTATTTAAATGCGAGTTCCATACACTTGTGCTGGCCGGATTCCCATAATTCATCTCCTCTTTTTATGAATACCTTGAAGACGCGGAAGTTTTCTTTGGAAATTCCGATTAAGACGTCTTTCTCGGAGCCTGCTATATTCATGTAGAAGAATCTTTGCCTGTCGTAGTCGAATTGCCTTACAGCGGATTCAAATTGTTCCTGTGTCGTCGCGGAGGTGCTTTTTATATCGCCTCCCCATCCCATTGACGGCATCCACAAGTCCCATTTGCATCGGACGGGCAGTGTAAAAGGGATGTCGTAGTCGAATTTCTGACAGGGATTAATCATGACTTTCTGTGTGTCTGATAGTGGAAGTATCCGGCTGGCAAACTCATCGCGCATGAATGCCTTTTTCATTTCTTCTGCTTTTTTGAAATCACCTTCTGTCATTTGTTCGCCGGCACAAGTCAGTTTGAAATAGTCGACTTTTTTCGGTTCTGTAATCATGTGATCGATTAGGTTCCCAAATTTTGCATGAACGGGGTCGATTCCCATTCCTCCGTAGAGCTGTCTTTTTAATTCAGATAGGTCGGAGTTGGATATTTCCGACCTGTCATAGTATGGGTCTTTCATTTTGCCGTAACAACTTCTTTGTAAGTAATAAAGTTTGACGTGATGATTTCTCCATCCTTGTTTGCGATATCCTTGCAGAATTTCTTCATCTGTGCGATGGATTTCTTTTCAATCTTTTCGTTCGGGAGATTCTTTCCTTCACGCTCGAACCAGAACATGAATATCTGTCCGTATCCGGCAGGATTGCTTACTTCGATGGAAAGCGTTTTCTTTACATTCGCCGCAGGGGCAGAATAATTTTGGTCGAATAGGGTATTGAGGGATGCTTCAGTTTTCTCTGCCTCGATGGATGTCTGTTGTTTCTGTGTGAAGTTCAACAGTTCTTGTCTTTTTTCTTCCGCTTCCCGTTTTGCCCTTTCTTCCGCTTCTTTCGCAAGCCGTTCTTTTTCCGCGGCATTTGCTTGCGCGATCTCTAACAATTCTTGTTTCTTTGAATCAACGCGATCAAGGTAGTACCGGATTTTTTCGGTGATTTTTTCATTGTATTCCAGTTCATTTTTGGCAGATTTGGAAGAAGCTATTTCTTCATAGATTGCGATCTCTTCTTCTTTTGTAATGTAATTCCTGTATGGATATGAGAAAGTGGCCGGTTTGTATTCGGATGAGAAGTTTTTCAATTCATCTTTTTTTAGCTCGCAGTTTTGCAGCGTGATGGAGTTGAATATTTCTTCAAGCGAATCGTATGCAAGGCTTAATGTGTTTACCAGGTCGTTGGTAAAGGCTTGTTTGAAATAAGCACGCATTTCGATGCGCTCCTGTTCTGTGGCAGCCTTGATACGCCGAGACTCTTCCTCTTTTGCGGCGATTTCCGCGATATGCCGGGCAAATGCGTTTCTGAAATTTTGTATTGCCTGTATTTCTTCCCCTGTTTTCAGTTCGTTTTCCAGTTCGGTGAAATGTTTCCGGATTTGGTCGAATGCCTGTGTGATTGGTTTCCGGCGGTCGGTCATGGCCGAAATGGTCTTGCTTATCTTTCCGAGGAATGTTTTACACTCTTCGTCTAGGAACCGGACTTCCGGAGTGTCTGAGATAGGGGTGTTTTCTATTTTAGCGAGCAGGATTTTTGCGACTTCTTTTGCTTTTTCATTACTTGCAATGTTTTGCGCAATGATGTCTTTTGCCTGTAATAATGCTTCCTGTGTTGTTGAGAGTGCTGTTGTTTCCATGATTAAAAGGGTTCTTCTGGGTTTTCTACTATGTTTACACCGCCCTGTTGCTTGGCGATTTCCTGTACATCTGTCTCTTCGGCTTCTTCTTCGGTTTCTTTTTGCGGGACTTGGTTGTATACTGGCTCATCCAACCCATAGTCGGAGGCCTGGACTTGTTCGTCTTGCTGTAAAGCGGAGAATTGTCCTAACCTTAATTTCGGAAATGTCTTGAAAGCGTGCTTGATTACTTTCGCTTCAAGGAATCCGGTGTCGATTTGACCTTCATTTGAATGGTAGAGGGCATTGGCGTCTCCATATACATTCCCGTCTTTGTCTTTCCGTTGATTTTTCTTTAAGGAATATCCTTTCAGACGGTCGATGTCTTCTGGAAGCATCCAAAAGAAGTCAAAGGAACGATCGGGGCGGGTCAGCTTGATAAAAGCTCCGATGATTGTTTTGCTTTGCCGTGGAATGGCTGCCGAATAGACTACCACTTTCTGTCCGGTTTCGGTTACCTTGGGCTTAAATTCATCCCCCTCGAATACGATTACAGGACGGTCGGCATATAATAGCTGTCCAGCTTGGATTCTTAAATCGAGCTCTCCATATGGAGAAATTTCAATGGACATCCGTTGTTCCCATGTTTGTTTTTCTTTTGTTCCTACATTCACGGAACCGGGGATGATGTAAATAAGGGGCCGGGATGCGTTTTCAAGGGTAAGTCCCATGCTTGCGATGTCAAGGAGTACTCCATATGTGGAGAAACCTGTACATTTTGCTAGGTTTGGGGAGGCTTGTATGATTCTCTGTAGGTTGTATTTTTCTTTTTCAAAGAATAATTCGCCCTGCTCAGAGTTGTGGATGTTATTGTAGAGTGTAACGAATCGCTCTCTTACTCTCGTATCCTCTAAAATCTGAAACGGAGACATGGATTTAAGCTCCGTGATCGTCAGCTTTTTTGTTTCTGAATTATTTTCCATACTTTTGTTTTGTTGTTTGAAATGTGACGGGTAAGAGGAATCGAACCTCTTTCTAAGTACTCCAGTACAACCCGTTGCTGGCTTAATGCGCCTTTGACACGCGACTTCCGCCACTACCGGAGTATTGCCTGGTAGTTCACCAGCCCGCAGCGACAAACTGCGTGTTTGTTATTGTCTGTCAACATGTCAAAGAGCTTAGAGTTTTTTGTAAGGCCGCCACGTCGTCAAACTAAACGGCCTTACTTTTGAGCCTACTATCCGGTTCGAACGGATGACCTTCGGAGTACAAAACCGATGCTCTACCAACTGAGCTAAGTAGGCGGGTTGCCGGGGTAGTCCAAGATATTGCTACAGTTACAGCGGACTGCCCCGGACGGTTAATTGTTGTTTATAATGGCACTCTGTACTTTTACCAGCTCTTTGTACCTTAATAGTTCCTGTTTAAGGGTTTCACATTCCTTAAAATATTTTGTCCAAGATGCATTTGCTGCACTAAGATGCTTTTTAAGATCTTCAATTTCTTTATCCTTTTTGTCACTTACATTTACATTTGCATTGTCGTTCATAACTTTTCCCTTTTAAAATTTTGCCTTTCGTGCTATCTCCCGACAGAACTAGGGCTACAATGTACTTTATATGTCACTTAAAAAAAAGGTCCGGTGTGAAATGGAGATGTTGTGGTGTAAAGAAAAGAATGTCACCGGACCAAAGAACTCACGACATATTTTTATACAGGTTCCGCACCCTGTTCCCCCTTACTTTCACCTGGGGCGGTGTTAGGTTTACTTTGTTTAAGCCGGACCAAACCTTGCTAAATTCCTCCGCCATTACGTATCTTTATGTGTCTGATATTCCCATGAGTAGCCCGGTAAGGCATGCAGCATGCCAGTCCGCTTCGGGATATTTCCGGCAGAAGTCAGCAAAACCACATAGTTTACCTTCGCTGATAATGTAGGCGTATGCCTGATTTTTCGCATTCCTTTCGATGCGATATCTATGCGTGTATTGGTTTAATTGCTCGGTTAACTGAGCTTTGGTAAGTCCCCGTTTCGTGGGATTACGTGAAGTTATGGTATTATTACCCCGTCCCTTCAAATTTTTGTCTTCCTTGGTCATGGTAGTAACAAAATTTGAATTAGTATTAAATAAGAAAGACTGTTCGCCTCTCAATTCCGACCAAGGAACCGTAACACAAATGATGAAACGGACTACGTGAGATTTGAACAGTCTTATTTTGTTGATAAGAGTTGTCAAAAGGATATAAAAATATCCGTTTTCATCTATCATGTTGATTCCTTGGTCTGAAATCGACACAAACATACAACTATTATCTGATATTCCAAAATTTTTCATGACTTTTTGTTTTAATTTTCCCATGTTTTACTATCTCTGTAAGACTTACCACTATCTTGCTTCTTCTCCGGCCACATCGCCCAACCCAAAATACCGGACATTATTGCGAAAGGAAGACTATGGTACTGCCCTCCGTAAATACTGCATCCTAATATTCCAAGGGCAAGAAGAAAGGCTAATATTGAAAAAGTTCTCATAGTTTATCAATTATTTTATATGCTTCAATGACTTCACGGGTTTTTACCCGCCATTTCTGATTACCATTTCCCTTATCAGGATTAATCAACTTCATTTTGATTGCTTGCTCCAGTTTTTTCCGACTGCCCAAATGCCTAATTGCTTCATTCCGGCTCATATATTCCCCGTAAGTTTCGGCAACGGCTTCCTTGACAACGCTCTTGGTGAAATCAATAAATTCAGCCATCGACATTTCGATACGATCGGTATTTCGGAGGATCAGGTTCATGGCGAATCACTCTTTAATCGTTAAAGGCTTTTTAACTAAAGCACATCCGTAATTCTTTAATGCTTCATTGCGAATTGCTTCGGGCTGCTCCCCCTCTGTAACAAATCTTAATGCATTTCGAACCGTATGTTCTGATACGCCGAAATATTTTGCTAACTTAGGGATAACCCCCTTCTCATATAAAATTCGCGCTTTATAAAGGCTCATATCAAAATGTTTTTTTATATTTGTGAATTATCGTTTGTTTTTCCGTTTTGGAAACGTGATTGTTATTAATTACAAGGCAAAGATATAGAGTATATTCCTAATTTCAATGGAAATATTAGAATATATTCCTTGATTTAAGAATAATTAACATGATAGGTTATGGGAGTAAAAGAAAGAATACAGCAATACATTGATAAAAAAAGAATTAGCGTAAATTCTTTTGAGAATTCGATAAATGCATCTAACGGATATTGGAGAAAAACTAAAAGTATATCCGCAAATGTAGTTTCTGATATATTAAGAATATATTCTGATATTAATCCTATATGGGTCATGACTGGAGAAGGAGAAATGATTAAAAATATTTCCGAATCAGATTCACAAAATGACATTCAGCTTCCCGAAGTCCCAGAGGCAAATAAAAGCGAGACCGAAACAATTAAGTCCTTATTGTCTGTAATCAGTGATCAGGCTAATATATTAAAACAAGTGACTAATAGTAAAGAGCAAAAACATATTGAAGAACAGAAGGAAATGTTTAATAAGATTGAATCTTTACAAAAATCACTTGATAATCAAGGAAAATATCTTCAAACGTTGTGCAAGAAAATAGATGATCTTATTTCTGAAAATAATATTCCTGGACAAAAAAAGGTTGGTTAACATGAGTAAAAAAGAAACAAATTTTAGTGAAGAACGTATAACTAATACTGATGAAAAAGTATTAATATTAATAAAAGATATTATGAGTGACTTCACCGAAGTTGTAAAAATGCTAACTGATACAATGAATGCGCAGTTAAGTATTATTAAGGATCAAGAAAAAAATAGTGCTGAAAGTACTCGCCTAAATAATCAGGCAATAAATCGACAATTAGATATAATAAATGATCAAAATGGATTTCTCAAAAAAAATATTCGATCACAGGGAAGGTGGAGATGATAAGAAAATATCTAAGGTTATAGAGTTTTGCCATCAGAGAAAACAAAATTGAAAAAAGTCGTGTGCTAATTTAAAATTATAATACATGGATTTTAAAGATCAAATTAAAATACTTGGAGAGCGTGCATCCAAGTTAAAAGAAAGTATTGCAACAGAAGAAGCCACAAAAACAGCTATTATACTTCCATTCATACAATCTCTTGGATATGATATTTTCGATCCAACAGAAGTGATACCAGAATGTGTTTGTGATATAGGAACAAAGAAAGGTGAAAAAATTGATTATACAATTTGTAAAGATGGAGATCCAATTATATTAATCGAATGCAAACACTGGAAGCAAGATTTAAATTTACATAGTGGGCAGCTTCTAAGGTACTATCATGTATCTAAAGCTAAATTTGGTATACTCACAAACGGCATAATTTATAAGTTCTATGCTGACCTAGTAGAGCCAAATAAAATGGATGACAAACCATTTTTTGAGATTAACATAGAAGACTTAAAAGAGGTTCAAGTTGAAAAGTTAAAAGAATTTCATAAAAGTTACTTTGATATTGAATCTATTCTAAATACTGCAAGTGAGTTAAAATATACTACAGAATTAAGAAATCTAATCGTTAAAGAAATAGCTGATCCTTCTGATGAATTTGTAAAATACTTTGCAAAACAAGTATATCCGTCAATGCTCACGAAACCAATTGTTGAACAATTTAGAGATATGTTAAGAAGAGCTTTTCAACAGTATAACAGTGATTACATAAGCGACAAACTTAAATCGGTAATAAAATCACAAACTGATGAAATTAAATCTCAAGATCAGGAACAACAAATACAAGAAGAAAGCCGAGAAGATTTAATTGTAACTACAGAAGAAGAATTGCAAGGATTCTATATTGTAAAATCAATTTTACATGGGATTGTTGATTTAAATAGAGTTATATATAGAGATACCATCTCTTATTTTGGCATATTACTAGATGATAACAATAGAAAACCTATCTGTCGTTTACATTTTAATCGATCGAATAAATATCTTGAAGTATTTGATGAAAATAAAAAAGGAACAAAATACCTAATTACGTCTCTTGAAGAGTTATATAATTATTCAAAAGAAATTATTGAAAGTGCAAAAAACTATTTGAATGACTAATACTTAAATATAAGCCAAAAATCAGGCAAAATGACCGAAAAAGAAAATATAACAATAGAATCAGGTAGCGGCTTAGACGGAAATGTTAAACCAGTAGAAAACCAGTAGAAATTTCTATCAAAAATAATCTAACAAATTGATTTTCAACCATAGAAATAAGGACACAAATTAGTACTTAAAATCCTGTGGCCATTGCGGCCGTGCGGGTTCAATTCCCGCCTCGAGTACAATTAACA